AAGTTTCTGTCCCTCCCCGAGGGAAAACTAGGGGCTGCGGACCTTATGCTATATGGGTTTCCTGAAACGGTCCCCCACCATACAGACCAACCGTAACCGGTTATCCACATGTGGGGATAACGTTGTCCACAGAAGCATCACGTAGCGTGATAAAACGAGGGGTCCGGCGATGGCGAAGAATCTGACCGCCGCCCAGTCTGGCGACCGCAAGCAGGCGCTCGAAGTGTTGCGCGACACGCTCGCCGCACAGATCGACACGACCGAGGCGAACGTGCACGCTCAGCTATCCGCCCAGTACCGGGCGACGCTTGCCGAGCTTGCCGAGATCGCCGGGACATTGACGAAGCCAAAGGGGAGCGTTGACGAACTTAAGTACCGCCGTGAGGGTCGGCGCACAACGTCCGACGCATCTGCTAACGCCTGACGGTGACTTTGATTTCACCGATGGCGATGTAGCGGTTGAGCTTGCGGCTTCACTCGGGCTCCACCTGCTCGACTGGCAGCGTTGGCTGGTCCGGTGGATCTTGGCCGTGGACGCAGACGGCACGCCGGCCTGCAATACGGTGATCCTGGTCGTCCCTCGGCAGAACGGCAAGGGCGCGATCCTGGAGGCGCTGGAGCTGTTCTGGCTGATCGTTGCCGGCGTCCCGACCGTCATTCACACGGCGCACGAAGCGGACACGGCAGCGGGCCACATGGAGCGCATCGAGTCGCTGACCGCTGACGCCGACATTGAACTTCCGAAGCTCCACACGTACAAGGCGAACGGCAAGGAACGCACCCGCAACCTCGACGACAAGCTGGTCTTGCAGTATCGGACCCGCACGAAGGCGACGAAGCGTGGCGCATCGCCGCAGCGGATCGTATTGGACGAGGCGCAAGAACTACAGGACGCACACCTCGCAGCGCTGGTCCCGGCTATGGCTGCTCAGTCAATGAGCCGGGACAAGCTGCCGCAGTTGATCTACACGGGCTCGGCGCCGCTTGAACATTCGGAATATATGCACCGCCTGCTCGACAAGGTCCAGCGGACGCGACCGGCGAAGACGTTGCTGGCAATGTGGGCGTGCGAGGCTGACGCCGACCCCGAGGACGTGGAGAATTGGTATCGGTCGAATCCGTCGCTTGGCATTCTGATCTCGGAGGGCTGGGTTCGTGACACCGAGTTCCTGGTCATGGCGCCCGCCGATTTTGCGGCTGAGCGGATGGGTATCGCTAAACAGGTCGAGAGTCGTTCGGGCGTTGGCCCGGTCGATCTCGAGGCGTGGGACGCGTTGACGGACGCCACATCAGCGCCGCTACCGGAGGGTGTCCGGTGGGCGCTTGATGTGGCGCACGACCGGTCGTGGTCTACGTTCGGTCTTGCTGGCCGTCGCGTTGACGGCTTGACACACGTTGAGATCACGACGGCGCAGCCAGGCACGGCGTGGGTCGTTGCCCGTGCGAAAGAGATCCAGGGCAAGCTCGGCGGTTTAGCTTTGACGGTTGGCGCATCGTCGCCGGCAGAGTCGCTGATTGCCGAGCTGGTCGCCGCCGGTGTCGTGGTCGATGTGATGAAGCCCGGCGATCAGGCGCTCGCGTTTGTTGCGTTTGTCGATGCGACGAGGGGCGACGCTCCGAAGATCCGACATCGTGGGGAGCCGGCGCTTCGGCGGGCGGTGAAGGGTGCCCGTACTAAGCCGTGGTCGGATGGCGGCGAGACGTTAACGAGGAGAGGTTCTATGGGCGATATTTCACCCTTCAGCGCTGCCGTGATGGCGTTCGGTCGGCTCGGTATTGTCGAGGCGCCAAAGACCGCTGCGGCGCATGTGGTCTTCGCGTGAGGCTGGCCGCACATGTTGCTTTGGCTCTCGCCGGGTGTGCCCTTGTCGTTGTCGGTGTCAGCCGAATGTATGAGCCGGCGGCGTGGGTCGTGGCCGGTTTCGAGTTGCTTTTAATCGCGTACACGGTGCGCTACTTCGATGTGAGGAGTTCGACCCATGCGGATTCTTGACGCCATTAGGGCGCAGCCATTGGGCCGCCCGCAGACCGAGGAGCGTTTCTCGACGCTCAGCGGCCTCGCCCAGTTCATGTATGACGGCTCGAACTACATCGTCGGGCCGTCCGGTTCAAGTCCTGCCGATGTCGATAAGAACTTCACCAGCTACATCCAGCAGATCCACGAACGCCACGGCGTCGTTGCTGCCGCTGTAACGACTCGCGGGCTGTTGCTGTCGCAGGTCCGGTTCCGTTTCCGTGACGACTCGGGCGCGTTGACTAAGACGCGAGAACTATCGCAGCTCAACTATCCCGGCTCACGGTCGCGTTCGTCGCTGCTGTCGCTGCTTGAGATCGACGCGTCGTATTCAGGTACGGGTGTCGTCGTGAAACGTAACGATGTTTTGTACCGTCTTGCGCCCGACAAGGTTTCGTTCGTGCTCGGTTCCGATTCGGAGCCGTCATGGAATGGCGACGCGCTGATCGCCCCGTTCGACACGGTGACGGTCGGCATCTTGTACAACGCCGGCAAGAACCGTAACGGCGAAGACCTGATCGAGTCGTTCCTTCCCGGCGACTTTGCTGTATGGGCGCCGGAGCCTGACCCGCTCCACCCGTGGCGCGGCACGTCGTGGGTTTCGTCGGTTGTACGTGAGACGCTGCTCGACGGTCAGGTCACTGACCACATGGGCAAGTATTTCGAGAAGGCGACCGTTCCCGGTCTGGTGTTCATCATGGACCCGTCGAAGTCGCCCGGTGAGACGAGCGAATATGCGAAGGTCGTCAACGAGAACTTTTCGGGCGCCGGCAACCGGTTCAAGAACATGTTCCTCGGCGGCGGCACCGACGTAAAAGTTGTCGGTTCGTCGATCAAGGATCTCGGCCTGAATGAGATCACGGGCGTCTTTGAGAACCGTGTCGCGGTCCGGTCACGTATCCCGGCGTCAGTGCTCGGCACGAAAGAGGCGCTGTCGGGCTCCAGTCTCAACGCCGGCAACTATGGCGCAGCTCGTCGTCTGCTGGCCGATGGCTGGTTCACGCCGACCGTTGACGGTCTCTGCGAGTCGCTTGAGCCGCTGGTCTTCGTGCCTGACGGCCAGGAGTTGTCGTTTGATCCCGGCCGTGTTCTGTTCTTGCAGGAAGACCAGAAGGACGCCGCCGACATTCTGTCAACGAACTCAACAGCGGCCCGTCAACTTGTCGATGGCGGGTTTGATCCGGCGTCGGTTATCGAGGCCGTGACCACGGGCGATCTGTCAAAGCTGACGCACACCGGGAACGTGTCGGTGCAACTACAACCGCCAGGGACCGGCGACGCAACCACCGAGATCACGGCGACAGAGGCCGACCGGGCTATAGCCCGAGAACTTGCGGAGATCGTCCAGAAGGTCTACCTCGGCGTCGGTGTCGTGTTGACATCGGCCGAGGCTCGGCAAATCGTCATCGACGCAGGCGGAAAGATCCCAGCCGGCCTATTGCCGGTAGACCCCTCGAAAGGGCCAATCGAATGACTGAAACTTTGACCGTGCGCGATTCCATGCGGCGCGACAACCTGACCCGAAGCGTTGACTTTCGGGCGGAGCCTTCCGCCGACGGTCTGACCCTTGAGGGATACGGCGCCGTGTTCAACGACTGGACCGAGATCAATGACCGGTCGGGTTCGTTCATGGAGCGGATCGCGCCGGGTGCGTTCAAGCGGACCATCGGCCAACGTATGCCGGTCCTGCAATTCGATCATGGCGCTCACCCGCTGATCGGTTCGATTCCGTTGGGGCGCATCACGTCGCTTGCGGAGGACGATCACGGTCTGAAGTTGCGGGCGAAGCTGTCCGACAATTGGCTGGTCGAGCCGGTCCGCGACGCGATTCGCGACCAGGCCGTGACGGGTATGTCGTTCCGTTTCCGTGTCACCGATACCGGCGATGCGTGGGAGATGCGCGACGGCGTTGAGTACCGCACGATCACCGAGGTCGAGCTGTATGAGGTCGGCCCGGTCGTGTTCCCGGCATACGACTCGACGAGCGTTTCAGTTCGGAGCCGCCAGACGGCTCTCGCCCTCACAGATTCTGAGGTTCGCCGCGAAGTTGCGGCGCTCCTCGCCATGAGCACCGAAGACATCCGCGCTCTTGCGGACGATTCGACCGCTGATACTTCCGCCCCGGTCAATGACCACGCGGATGTTGTCGAAGCCTCGGCCGCCGGCCACGCCAAGACGAGAACACAAAATCAACGCAGGGCAATCGCCGCTGCCGTCTTGACCCAGGAGGTCACCAAATGATTAAACTTACCGAAGCACGCGACGCTGTCGCTGCACTCGCCTCCGAGATCCGCGAACTCGCTGAACTCGAAGACATCACCACCGAGCAGGACGCACGGCTCGACGAAGCCGTTGCAGAACTGCCGGCCCGCGAGGCGCTGGTCGTCACGCTCGAAGCCCGTCAGGCTGTCATCGACCGCGCCGCACTTGCTCCCGAGCAGGACGCGACAAAGGCCGGCGTCATCTTGAACGTCCCGAACGTCATCAAGCGCAAAGCTGACCTGCACAACATGGACGACATGCGTTACGGCGCCCCGGTTGGCGAAGTCCGCGACCGTGCCCGTGCAGTCATCGACGCCACCACCGGCATCGACGCACGCCACCAGGAGCAGGCTGAGGCCGTCATGCGTTCCGCTGACAGTAACGGCGAAGTTGCCCGACACATCGTTGCCACCGGCAACCCTGAGTACCGTGCAGCGTTCACGAAGGCCCTCGCAGGGTCGTCCGACACTTGGACGGCTTCCGAGGCGCAGGCTGTTCAGTCAGTCCGTGCGGCATCGTTGACCAACGCGAACGGCGGCTTTGCTGTTCCGTTCACACTGGACCCGACGATCATCGACTCGGGCACCCATTCGGTGAACCCGTTCCGTCAGGTTAGCCGTGTCGTTCAGATCACGACCGACAGCTGGAACGGTGTTAGCTCTGCCGGCATTACTGCCGCGTGGACCGCTGAGGCCGCCGAAGTTGGCGACAACGCACCGACGCTCGCACAGCCGAGCATCACGGTCCACAAGGGCTCGGCGTTCGTGCCGTTCTCTATTGAGATCGGCCAGGACTGGGCCTCGATGGAGTCCGATATCCGCAACATGATCACGCGGGCAAAGGACGATCTTGAGGGTGCAGCCTTCGCGACCGGTTCAGGTTCAGGTCAGCCGACGGGCGTTATCACGGCGCTCGATGGTAGCGCTTCGGAGATCGCCCCGGCAACCGCCGAGACGTTCGCTATCGCCGACGTGTACGCGCTCGAACAGGCACTCCAGGCCCGCTACCGCAGCAATGGTTCGTTCATTGCTAACAAGGTGTGGTACAACAAGATCCGTCAGTTCGACACCGCTGGTGGCGCTGGACTCTGGGAGCGGATCGGTGCAGCGATGCCGATGCAGCTCCTCGGCTACAACGCTTACGAGTCGTCCGACATGGACGGCGTGCTGCCGAACCCGGCCGCTTCGGCCGACAACTTCGGTCTGTTGTTCGGTGACTTCTCGAACTACGTCATCGTAGATCGTGTTGGTCTGTCGGTCGAGCTGGTCCCGCACCTGTTCGCTACCGCCAACAACCGCCCGAGTGGACAGCGTGGCTTCTATGCCAACTGGCGCACGGGTGCCGATTCGGTGAACGACGCCGGCATCAAGGTGCTGTCGATCCCGACCACGGCCTGAGTTAGTTGAGTGACCCGAGGGCGAGGCGGCAACGTCTCGCCCTCGGCCATTCGTGAACGATTTATGGGAGAACAAATGCTCAAGGTTAAAGAGACTTTCTTCGTCGGTAATACCTGCTATCGGGCAGGCTCCGAAGTGGCCGACACTGACCCGGTCGTCAAGGGCCGCGAGCTGCTGTTCGTCCGAACGGTTGCCGACAAACCGGCGGCGCATGTCGTCGAGCAGGCGACCGCTTCGCCGGGTGCGACGCGTTCCGTGAAGCGCCCCGCATCGAAGCCCACAAAGCCCACAGCGGCCCGCAAGTAACGAAAGGGGAGCGCTATGGCCTATGCAACTATCGGGGAGCTTGTGGAGCGTATGGCGCTCCCGGCAAGCTACAGCGACAACACAGCACTCGTCGCCCGCCTCACCGACTCACTTGATGAGGCGACCGCGATCATTGACAACGATACGGGCCGCAACTTCGCAGCGCGTGCCGGTCTTGTAAAGACGTTCTCGATCATCGGTCTGCGCCGGTCGGGGCGTGGCGTGATTGACAGCTTCCACCGTCTCGACATATTGGATCTGCCAGACTTCACAGCGCTCACGACTCTCAGGGTTGACGACACCGACGACGGTACGTACGACACGACGATAGCCAGCACCGGCTACGAACTCGGCAAGACTAACGACGGCCTCGACGGTTGGCCGTATAGCTCGGTTCGCCTTCTTGACCGTGAGTTTCCGACGGGCGGACGACGTGAACGGCGCATCGAGATCACAGCCAACTTTGGTTGGGCTGCGGTGCCGACGCCGATCAATAAGGCGTGCACGCTTTTAGCGGCACGTCTGTCGGCCCGTGAGGCTTCGGCCGTGTTCGGGCTCCAGTCGTTCGGCGCTGATGGCGGCGGCGCTTACATCCGCAACGACGACCCCGACTATATGTCGGCCATTGCCCGCTACCGAATGCCGCAGGTCGCCTAGTGTTGATCGGTGATTACCTTGACGGTGTCGTTGCCCGCATTGACACTATTGCCGGCCTGACGGTCACGACTGACCCGGCGCTTGCTGTCGCCCCACCGATGGCAGTGGTCACCGATTCGGGCGTGTCTTACGATGCAGCGTTCGGGCGTGGTCAAGACAACATTGATCTGACCGTGACTGTCTACATTTCGCGTGGCGATTCGTTGACGGCGCTCGAGGAGTCACGGCTGTATATGTCGGGCCACGGCGCCAAGTCGATCCGTGCCGCCCTTGAAACATCGACCGGTGGCAGCGACACGATCCCGAATAAGACGCTCCGTGCCGAGTCCGCTTCGACCGACTCGAACACCGACGCATCCGGTGCCGGCTTCGTCGTTCTCACTGTCCGTGCAACCGGCCTGATTCCAGGCAAGGAGTAGATAATGCCCTCACCAATCGAGACGTTTGCCACACTCGGCAGGACGTATCACAAAGGCGTCGGTGTTGCCGACGATGATCCGGCAGTGATCGCGCTGCCGGAACTGTTCGCCGGTGTGAAGCCGACCACCGAGGCGCCGAAGCTGGCCCGAAAAGTTTCACCTAAGAAAGCGGATGTCTGATGGCTATACAAAACTGGGTCGGCCTCGGCGTATATGTCGGCGGCTTGGATGTGTCTGGCAACGCTAAGGCGTTCGCTGCTCCGAACGTGACGGCCGCAGAGCTTGACACGACGAGCTTCAATGATGAATGGACGACGACTATTGGCGGGCTCAAGTCTGTCGAATGGTCCGGCGACTTGATGCAGGACCACGCCACCGACAAGGTCGATCAACTGGTAGGGCTTTCCACTTTGGGGACGGCTGTGCCGATCTCGCTGCTTCCCGCTGGCAAGACCGGCGGCGAGGTCGCCTACGCCTTCAACGCTACACAGTTCGCCTACACGCCGCTGGAGTCCACGGCCGGCGAGCTTGCGATGGCGAAGGTGTCGGGCAACGGTACGGGTACGGCTGTCCGTGGGACACTGATGAACGCGCCCGGCACGGCTGTCACGGCAACCGGCACGGGTACTTCTCGACAGGTCGGCGCGGTCACGTCGGCGCAGACGATGTACGCGGCGCTCCACGTCATCGAAGTATCCGGCACCAGCCCGACGCTTGACGTGGTCGTCCAGTCTGACACGACCGGCTTCCCGTCGCCTACGTCTCGGTTCGTGTTCACCCAGGCGACCGGCGTTACTTCGGAATGGCTGCCGCTTGCCGGCGCCATCACCGACGACTATTGGCGGCTTTCGTTCACTGTCGGCGGCACCACGCCGTCGTTCAAGTTTCTCGTCGTCCTCGGCATCGCCGCTAACTAACCAGATCCGTGCCCCGGTGGCGCGTAATGCAATACACATCATCAATCAAGGAGAGTCATTATGGCAATTTTCAGCGCTACCGATTTCACGATCAGCGTCAACGCGGTTAATCTAACCGATCACTGCACCAACGTCACCACGTCGTTCGACGTGGCCGACCTCGACACCACCGCGTTCGGTGACACATGGACGACCGCTATCGGCGGTCTGAAGTCTGGCTCACTGTCGGCGAACTTCCATCAGGACTTCGCTTCGAGCCAGGTTGACGCTACCCTCTGGGGCGCGTTGGGCACGGTCGTCTCGGTCGTCCTGAAACCCACTTCCGGCTCAGTGTCAGCGACGAACCCGTCGTACACCTTCTCGGTGCTCGTCAACTCGATCCAGCCGGTCAACGCATCGGTTGGGGATCTGGCCGTTCAACAGATCACATGGCCTGTCACTGACGCTGTAACTCGCGCCACGTCCTGATCGGCTTAGCCGATGGGTAAGGCGTCCGGCGTCACCGGTCCCGACCTTGCTGGGCTGATGGTCAACATCAGCAAAGCAATCGGGACCGGGTCGAAGGCGACAGTCTCAACGGCTGCGCTTGCGGCGAAACGGATACATGAACGCGACATTGAACGTGTCGCCGGTTCCGATATGGCGCTGTCCGGTGTCAACGCAGCGAAGGGCCGCAAAGGCAACACGAAGGTCGGCGTCCGTTTCACACTTGAGGGCAACGCCAACACGCCCGAGGCGTTTATTAAAGCAACCGGCCCGCTTCAACTTGTGGAGCGAAACACGTCCGGTCACGTCATCAGGTCGGCGTACTCGAAGGGCAAGAGCCGTAAAGGTTTTGTCGGGCCAACTAAGGCCGGCCAATTCTCGGGCGGCAGTAATGCCGTGATCAATATTCCCGGCATCGGTTTCCGACGATCAGCAAGACACCCAGGCACCACTGGACAGCATCCGTGGCGCAAGGGTGCAGTGAAGGCGGCGCCGGTCATCCGTAAAGCGATGGCAGGCCGCACCGCTTCAATCATTAAGAAAGCAGCAAAACCATGACCGACACCCTTTCACGGCCAGATGTTACTACGGCGACCGAACTCCCGACGCCGGGCGAATGGTCGATCCATTGGCGAGGCAAAACTTACGGCGAGGCAGGTATTACCGGGCAGCACCTAGCCGTCCTTGCCTTGATTGCTGGCACGGATGATTTCGAGTCGTTGGACATAGATCCGCGCCACGGCCATCAGCGTCTGATGATGATGATTGCAGCGGTCGCAACGGTCGAAGCGGTCACCTCGCTCGGTGCCGATGTCGAGGAGGGCGCTGTCGAGGCGCAGGTAGCTCAGGCGGTCGCTGATGTGTCCGCCGCGCCGGTTGAGGAGATATTAGGCGCGCTGCGTTTCGGATGATCCGTTAGTCAATCTTTGAGAAGGGAAGCGTAAAAGAATGGCTACCATCTCGGAGCGGCTCGCATATGTACTGACGTTTGACACGTCATCGGGCGTCAAGTCGTTAAACAAGCTGGGCTCCACTGCCGACAAGGAACTCGGTAAGGCTGAGAAGAAGCTCGACAAGATGTCGGCGGGGCTGTCTAAGTTTGGCGCCGGCGCTGTCGCGTTCGCTGGTCTGGCCGGTGCCGGGCTGGTCAAGGTCGCGATGGGCGCCTCCGATCTCGAGGAGTCGATCAACGCCGTCAGGGTGACATTCGGTGAGGCAGGCGACGGGATACTCCAGCTCGGCAGGGACGCGGCGAAAGCCGTCGGCCTGTCAAATGTCGAGTTCAACGGTCTGGCTGTCCAGTTCTCGTCGTTTGCTGAGAAGGTAGCAGGCAAGGGCGGCAACGTCGTCCAGACGTTGGCCGACATGACAGGCCGTGCGGCCGACTTCGCGTCCGTCATGAACATTGACGTGGCGCAGGCTGCGACGATATTTCAGAGCGGGTTAGCTGGCGAAACCGAGCCGCTCAAGAAGTTTGGTATCGACTTGTCGGCTGCCGCCGTGGGGGCGTTCGCGGTCGCTAACGGTATCTCGGCGTCGGCTTCGGCTATGTCTGAGGCTGACAAGATCCAGGCCCGCTACGGGCTGTTGATGGAGCAGACGGCGAAGACTGCCGGCGACTTCGCGAACACGTCCGACGGTATGGCGAACCAGCAGCGGATACTAAAGGCAGAGTTTAAGAACCTGTCCGACGGTATCGGTGCCGGCGTTCTGCCAATGTTGACTCAGCTCGTGAGTGTTGGCGGTAAGGCTGTCGGCGTGTTCAGCCGGTTAAGTCCTGAGACGCAGGGCACTATCGGCAAGTTCGCCGCTCTCGGTGTTGCCGGTGTAGGCCTGATTGGCACGATGTCGTTTGTCGCCGGTCAAGCGATAAAGATGCGTGACCGGTTTACGACTCTCGGCGTTGACGGCAGCCGTTCCATGACCAAGCTCGGCAAGGCTGTCGGTGCGGCCAGTTTGGCTTTCGCTGCGTTCGCTGCCGCTGAGACGACGTTCCAGATACTGAACACGATCAGCGACAGCGCCGGCAAAGCAAAACGCGGACTCGAAGGTTTCGCTATAGCGGCTGGCGCCGTGGCTGATGGTACGGGCACCGCCACGGCGATCTTGGGTGAGTTCAATACCCTCGTGACTGTCATGGATCACGAACTAAAGGCCTCCCATTTATGGGAGGATTTTGGCAAGAAGATCAAAGTTGTCGGGACTGAATCGGCGCGAAACATTGAGGACATCGACCGGGCATTTGACAAGACTCTAGATACGTCCGCGGCTGCCGCTCAAGTCCTGCTCGATTCCTGGTCGGCGCAGGCCGACGCCCTCGATCATTCGTCTGGTCAATACAAAGACAACATTTCACTTATTGAGCGCTATCAGGAGCGGGTCGATTCTCAGGTCGGGGCGCAAGAC